GTATGCCATGCCTCCTGAAAGTTGAGGTATTGTGCCTTCAGGCAATAAACCAAACTCTACTGGATTAGGTGCTTGTTGGCCCATTCTTCTAGCAATTTCTGCTTCAATGTTGTATCGACCTGTTGGCCCCATAGTCACCAATGGTGTTAAAGGAACGCCTTTAGCTTTTTTGGCTTCTTCATAGGCTAACTTACCGAATAAACCAGCAAGTCCAGCTGCTCCGACATCGCCAAGGCCAAAGCCTCCTCCCATGCCACCAGCACCACCAGCACCACTAAAAATTTGTCCTAGACCGCCTTGTCTAACTGGATCTGAAGGCCTGCCTTTTAAAAGATCTTCAATCATTCCTAATCGAGACTGTCCTTTGGTACCACCAAATAAACTGCCTAGGCCACCACCTGCTTGTGGCATCATGCCTGATTGACTAAGGTTTTGTAATATTTCAGCTTCACTTGCACCTTCGGACAACAGTCTGTCGATTCTAACTTGTGTTGATGGATCTGCTCCTGCATAAATATCTTGCACGCTTTGTTGTGGGCCGCCAAATAAACTTCCTATGCCAGCTTTAGCACCTGAACCAAGTGCTCTGAATTTATCAAAAAATCCAAGGTCTTGAAATCCTCCTGGTCCAACCGCTTTACCGCCAACACTTCCCAAGCCTCCTATTCCGCCCATAAGTTTGCCAGTACCATAGCCACCAAGAGCACCACTAATGGCTCCTTTTAAACCTTTACCTGCTGCAACATTAGTTGCTGCACCTATTCCTGCTGCCAATACTGGGCCAACTCCTGGAATAAAGTTTGCTAATGGTCCTGCAACGGGTGCAATTTTCTTAACAACCTTTTTAAGAGATTTTCCTATCTTTTTGAATATGCCAAATTCTTCTAAACCAGTCATTGGATTTAAAGTAGCTATACCACTTCCGACCATTGCTGTTGCTGGGTCTAAATTAAATTCATCAAATTTTGCTTCTACCTGGTTTTCAAATTCTGCATCTTGCATAAACTCAGGAGGCAATACAACCTCGCCTGGTCTTAAATGAGCAAGAACAGTATCTTCACCTGTGCCTTCTGCGGCCAACATTTGTGCTTGTTCAAATAAAGGAGCTTCCTGTTTTTGCTCTCCTGTTTGAATTAACTGTTGTAATGTTTGTTGCTCTTCAGCATCTAAAGGAATATCACCCATCATTTCCATCATAGGATCACCACCTTCTTGCATCATGACAGGCTGACCTTGCATCTCTTGAATTCTTTGCATGATCATCATTCTTTCTTCATCACTCATTTGGCCCGACATATCAGGCATAGGTGCTGGAACTGATTGCATTTGTTCTGCATTTAATTGAACAGGTGAAGAAATTTTTGGCTTTCTTAATAAAAGGTTTCTAATTTGCTCGTCTATCATATTAGGTGCCGTCATAAGTTGATTGATGGTTTGGGGGCTTCTTTGCGTAACAGCTTCCTCGACTAAACCGACATCTATGCCAGCTTCTTCAGGTAACATTTTTTGTATTCTTTCTTTTAACTCTATATCCATTATGGTGTACTAACTGTTACTGCTCCAAGGCCTGAAGTTACTTCAAGACCAGTTAAATATACCTGGAGACTATATAAGTCTCGCCATTGCGTACCATCATAAGCCTGATGAATACCCAAGGTGGTGTTAAATATTATAGCACCAGTTTGAAATTGGAGTTCCGACTTTTGTGTCTCATTAAAAAGAGGCACAGCATCAGGATCCACAGCACCTAAATTAAGCTCCAAAATACGAACCAATCGGTTAAAAAGATCGGGTGTTACCTCTTGAGCAGCCAGGGGTAAACGAGTGGGTAAAAGTTTAGCCACTACCTTCTACCCGAAGGTTGAACATCTAATCTTGTCGAACCAAGCCTCCATCTAAAGTCTTTTTGGTTGGCCTCTACAACATTATCATCATCAGATTCAAACCGCAGCACAAATTGACGGCCACGACTTCTTAAAAATCCTTCAGTGCTATTTGTGGTAATTTGTGTTGTTGAGTCCGTTGTTAAAGATTGGTTTGAAAAATCTCTACGTTTTAATACAAAATTAATAGCAGGAGTGTTAGATGTTGTGTCCTGTAAAAATTTTACATCAGGCAGGACTTTTTTAACAAAAGCAAAATTTTCTCCATCGCCTATATCTAAATCAGCGGATTCAATAAATACATTTGTCATTGGATTGTTGTCATCATTAGATCCTTGCTCATGTGTGTATAAATAATATGAAGATGATCCGCCTGTTGCTCTTGGTTTATTTTCAACACCACCCTCTAACCAAGCATAGCGGACCAAGGATCCGATGGACCAAACATTTTCTTCATAGTTATAAATAACATATCGTGATATTTCATTAGTGCCATCTTCCAGGCTTGGATAGAAAAACCATACTTCGCCAAACTCTTGGTTTAATGCTGCAAAGCATTTAAACGATTGCGTAAGGTTTAAATCAGAAAAAACATAATCTTTTACGCTGCATGAAACTTTTTGTACAGCACCGTTGTAAAGGTAAAAGCCTTGTTTGCTCATAAAAAAAACACCAGCGGGTGAATTAATTGCTGCTTTAGGTGAGATAAGTCCAGTGCCCTCATTTATAAGATTCAAACCAAAGGTTAAAGGTGGCCCAATAAATTGCATTGAGTAAAGAGATGTATCAGTCCATATTAAAACTTCCTGTCTTGATTTGATGCCGCCAATAATTTGCGATCCACTTGACAGCCTTACTGAACCAGCGGTATTTGTTGACAATGCCTCAAATTCAAGTGCATTTTCTTGATCGCTAAATGCTACAAGCATTGGATCTATAGATCCTGTTCTTGTCCCGCCTGATAATGGATCAGCACCCAAAACGATTAAATGTCTGTCAGTTTCAGAAGTAATAACTTGTAGCCCAACAGTGGGAACTTGGTTTGCTCCCGAAATCTGTGAAAGTTCCACGGCCCTGGTGTTTAAGCCGTTGGTCTTATCCCAGTAATAAATACCACCAGCCCTGGGATTTATCACAAGATCTTCACCAAAATTATCGTGTGACCAAAGCCTTAATTGGTTTGTTGCCGTTAAAGCTGAAGTAGATCCAAAAGGACCGCTATTCCATACATTCTGACCCCAACCAGTAGATTGAACAAAATCGTCTAACCCAACATTGATCTGATATGTTCCAACAACACTTGAGCCACCGTTACCAGTATCTGAGGCGTTTGCAGTAACAGTTGCACCTGAAGTGTCCTTAGCTGTAACTTCATAAGAATCTGCATCGACCACTCTTGCAACTTGATACTCCTGATTAAGCACATCAGCTGTTATTAAACCGCCTAATGAAGCGGCACCCGAAAAGGTTACAAAGTCGTGGTTCTCTGCACCGTGTCCTGTATCTGAAACCGTTAAAGTTGATGATCCATCAGTAGCACTAAAAGTAACATCTCCTGCTGCTGTGGTAGATCTAATCGGGGTTATATCATTAAAAACAGAGCCTGCTTCAATGTAATATTTCCAGGTTGTTCCCAAGCCAAGAAATTTAGTTCCATCTAATGCAATCCATGAATGCAAAGCACGACCAATGCCTTGAAAAGTATTTTCAACGGCTTTTATCCAGCCACCGACTTTTTCAGCAACACCTTTACGGAATCTAATTAAATTAGCATTAACCCAACCACCCTCTTCAGAGTAATCAGTGTTCTCTTTATTGATTCCTGCTTTGAATTTAAAACTTGCTAAAGGCATACATAAATTTCCGTTTAAATAGAACCAAGTTTATCACATTGCTGTAATATTCTTGGTTTCTATGATTTATGTTCTAAGCAAGTCTTATAATTGCACCTGTGGCCGTTGGGCTTGGAAAAACAATTGTAAAGTCACCAGCGGTAGATGTTTTTTCTCCACCAAAGCTAATTGCTGCAACAGCTGGATCGCCAGCTTCCGTGTCGTTAAATATTAAACATCCACTTGCAGTAATAGTAGCTGTAGCAAAAGTTTCATCTGCAAAATCAACCACAGCAGTTGTGCCTGTAGCTACTGGTGTTACGTTTGTTAAATCCTGGCCTTTAGCAACATAACCAGTACCTGAAACTTCTCCAGTTGTGGTGTATGCAGTAGTAGTAGCACCCAAAGATGCGGTTGCACCCGCATAAAGTGCCAAATTAAAAGTATCGCCTGTGCTAGCAGTAAAATCGTGAACCCCTTTTAAAAGTTCCACTTTAAAACTTGTACAAATTGCACTTGTTATCGCCATTTATAACTCCTTCATAATTTTAGCTAACTGTTCATGACCTTGGCTTCTAAGTTTGTTTGACATAGTTACTCTATTAGAACGGATAGCACTATTCATATTAGCCAATATAATACCATATATTTTATTTCGGAATGCCTCGGCTTGCTGTCTTATGTGATCAGGTGCATCTTCTGAGATACCACAAATTCTATTGGTAGCTTGTTCAGCCCAAAACTCAGGATCGTGTCCTTTGTTGTTGGTTGTGTGAACCTCGATATTACCGAGGTTAAAAAGTGTTTCTTCTGTTAATCTCATCCTTTGTATGGCTCAGGTGGTTTAATCGGCTCCATTCTAGCCTTAACCTTGTTTTC